CATATTAATTTTATATTTTTAAGGATATAAAGAGTATAATATAATCTTCAATAATATTATTTGAATGGCATTTCGATATAAACCCAATAGATTAAAATACAAAACAACTATTAGTACATTAGATGAAACTCATCAAAAAATAAAAGTTAATTTTGAAAATAACAAAAAATTATTACCATTAAAAATTAAAAAAATAGAAATTTTGAATGGAGAAATAGCAAAAATTAATAATAAAAATACTGTTGATTTAACATCCGAAGATATCGAAAAAAAAATACAAATGAGAGAACAAATTAATCAATTAAATGAAGAAATAAATGATATAACAAATTTTTCTTCAGAAATGGAATATTATAGTAAAACAACACAAATATTATTGGATTATTATGATATATTTGAAACAAATGGAAATACAAATGATGATAATTATTCAGATAATAATGAATCAAATAATAAAACTGATTCTGATAGTAAAAATATATCTTTGACTGAAAATACAGAAACAATATCAACAAAATTAGTTGAATTAAATGAACAAAGTCAGCAAACAAGAAAAATAAAAAAAGAAACAAAAAAGAGACAAAAATTCGGGGAACAAGCAAGTAGTAAATGTATATTAGATTTTTTTGATTCAAAAACAAACACAGAAACAAATACTTCACCAACAGAATCAGAAAATTTACCTACAACAGTTGAAAAACTTGTTTCAAATAAAGCATCATTATTTGACGAATATATGTCAATTATCGATAAAAATTATGTTCCAAAGAAAAAAACTGGAATAATAAGGTGGTGTAATACATGTGGTAAAGAAATGACATTAATTCAATCAGAGGGGAGTTATAATTGTTTATATTGTGGATTAGTTGATTATGTTATTATAGAAAGTGAAATACCAAATTATAAAGAATCAGGAAATGAAAAACCAGCATACCCTTATAAAAGAGTAAATCATTTAATAGAATGTCTAAATCAATTTCAAGCAAAAGAATCAACAGAAATACCAAATGAAATATATAATGAAATTATGGCAGAAATAAGAAAAACAAAAACAAATACAACATCAATTGCTTTTGTTAAAATGAAAAATATATTAAAAAAATTAAGATTAAATCAATATTATGAACATATACCTCATATAATTTCAAAAATAACAGGAAGACCTGCACCTACATTAAATATTGATGTAGAAGATGAAATAAAAAATATGTTTAAAAAAATTCAAAAACCATTTGCAAAATATTGTCCAAAAGATAGAACTAATTTTTTATCTTATTCTTATGTTTTACATAAATTTTTTCAATTATTGGGTATGGATGAATTTCTCAGTTATTTTCCTTTATTAAAAAGCAGAGAAAAATTACGATTACAAGATAAAATATGGAAAAATATTTGTGATGATTTACATTGGCCTTTTGTGCCGTCCATTTAATATTATAATTTAATTATTTTTAGTTAATTTATTATTTTTAATAATATTTCTTATGATAATCAAAATATTTATTATATAACAATAATAACGAAATATTTCGTTTAACTGATTTAAAGATTTTACTATTAATATAATAATAAACATAATGACAAAAGAAATCGATTATTTAACTGAAGATAAACCATTACCAGGACAAAATTGGGTATGTTTATCATTTTTGTCCCCAGAAGGAGTGAGAAATTGTAAAATTCGTGGTGTAAAAGTAAGAGGTGTTTTTTCGACAAAAGAAGAAGCTGATAAAAGAGCAAAAGATTTACAAGAGGAAGATCCAGATTTTCATATTTTTGTAGGTGAAGTGGGTAAATGGTTAGCACAAGATCCAGATCCAAATTCAGTACCAGATCAAGAATATCGAGAGAAAGAATTAAATAAATTGATGAAAGATTATAAAGCAAGTCAAGCAAAAGCAAAAGCGATGGAAGCTGAAAGAAAGAGTGAATTATTACAGGATGCAATTGTTGAAGAAAGAAATAGACGTAATCATAATAAGGATAAAACACGAGATCGTTTACGTAGAAAGCTTGAAGAGAAAAAGGTACAACAAGATTTAACTAATTATAAAGATTCTGTTGTACAAAAACAAAAAGAAGAAACACCTTCAAATTTACAAGAAAAAGAAGAAACTGCTAAACAAGAACAACAACGTATACAACACAATGAGAAAGCAGTAGAAGAGGCTGAAAAGAATGTATCAACAATTGATCAAAATATTAATAAAATTCAAGAATTATATGATTCATTAGTTAAAAAAAGACAGGCATCAAATGCATAAAAAATTTGCATTATCCACTAAATATGAAAAAAAATGATTTATTAAATAAATACAATTAATGATTTAATAATTATAATAATTATTAGATGATTACCATTAGTATATTTTTAACACTATTTATAGTAATAAATGGTCTAAATGATTCAACAAATATTCCGATCGTAGGGATTCATGGAATATTTAGTAATACAACATTATTGAATGATTTTGCAGAATTTGTAAGTAATGGAACAGATAGACAATTTATTAATTTAGAATATGGGATATTTGAAAAGATAGCAAGTATTACACCATTATATGATCAAATAAATGATTTATGTACATTGATGTATTTTAATAAAGATATACGGAATGCAGAACAATTGGATTTTGTGGGTTTATCACAAGGTGGGTTAATTATGAAAGGATTAATACAAAATTGTAAATGGTTAAATGTTAGATATTTTGTAACAATAGTTACACCAAATAGTGGAATATATTATCCCAATAATAGTATAAATGAATTAATTGATTTTTATTCAGAAGAATCACAAAAACATTTATCCTTTGCTGGATATTATCGAGATCCAACAAAATATCTAACCTATTTACTTAATTCTGAATTTCTTGCAAAAGCAAATAATGAATTATTTACAATTGATAGTGTTATGAACAAACAACAAATGTTAAAATTAAAAAATCATATGACAGTTTATTCAACAAATGATACTGTAATTAGTCCATATGGTAGTCCAATGTATGATTTATATGAATATATAAATGAAACAGTTATGTATGTACCAAGAGAAAACACATATGCATATCAAAATGATATTTTAGGTATTCGAACATTATATGAAACAAACAGATTTCACATAATTCAAACAAATTGTAGTCATGAAGATCATAAAGAAAAAATATGTTTTCCACAATTACAACCTATAATTGATTTTTTAAATGGTCTATATGACTAATTTAAAATGGGTTATATGACTAATTTTATTTTATTTATTTTATTTGATAAATATATAATGAATAAAATAATAATATTACTAATATTATTTATAGGTATATTAATGATAACAATAGCAATTGTTAAAGATTCAAATTATTGTCAAAAAGAACGAATAATTTATAGATACATTCCAAGAACATTCGAGAATGAACAAACAAATGAAGTAAGTGTAACGGATATATTTAATGTAATGTTTACACAACCATCGCCATGGATAGCATCAGTAAATGATGTTGATTTTAGAAAACAAGAAGCAATAAATAAATATTTTATATCACAAATTTAATTAACATTTTTAGAATTAATTATTTGAGATAAATCATTTATATTTAATAAATTATTTTTAATTATAATAATAAATGTATTAACTGCAGGAACATATTTATCTTTTTTAATATTATAATATTTGAACTCATTTTTACAATAAATATATTCTTTATAAAAAAATTTTGATTTTCTCAAAAGATCGTAACATAGATATGGTTTATTGAATGCAACTGGAGTATTACATTTATTTTTTATTTCAATTGATATTTTATAATCCCACATAGGAATATTAATAATAAATCCAAGAGGTTTATTTGTTTTTTTAAGTGAATCTAATAATTTAATAGCCATATTTGCCATTATATCTTCATCAAATGGTGGATTTGCAAAGTATAATCCTTCAATTAACTCAATATTAAAAAAATTACCCATAGAACCAAAATATTTTTCTAAATCATAAAACAATGAACAATAATTATCATAGTATCTATTAATACCAGAACCAAATAATTCAAAATTGACATTATATTTATCTTTTAATTTTTGTTTAATACTATATGGAATAGATAATTGTTGATTTATGGCTTCCATATAATTATATCGGTATAATAAACAAAAAAATAAAACATCTTTATTAATAAATTTATTATTATAAAATTTATCTAATTGTTTATATATATGACGATTATAACAAATTTTATAATTTTTATATAAAAGACAATTATTTTTGTTTGTTATAATAATATTTGATATATTTTTATTTTTAATTTTATCATAATGTAAATCAAAAATTTGATTATATTTTTTTATTAATTTGTCTAATTTTAATTCATTGAGAATAATTTTTGGATCCAAATCAAATCTATGTAAATCATCAATTAATTGTTTTAAATTGTAATTGGTATATGGTAATACTGGATCATTTGATGATATATTTTTCCAAATAAAACGTAATATTATATCTTCAGAATTAATTTCATTAATTGATTTGTATTTATTAATAATATTGTGAAATCTATTAATAAAATGTTTAATAATTAAAGATCGAATAATTTCTAATTTTGGATGTATTATATTGTGTTTATAATCAGTTTCATTAACAATAAATGTATATTTATTCATTATTATATAATAAATATAATTTTTAGTTGAAATTATGTAATTGTTCATCATTATTATCATTTAATGTGATACCTAATGCAGTTTTATCTTTTTTCTTTTTCATAACAAATTCAGTAAAATTAAACTGTTGTTTTTTCTTTTTCCAATCATTATCATAATTTTCTTCATGATATTTTCTAAATTGACTACATCCGATTTTAACATTATCAATATTTGGAGCTTTATATACTTTAATTTGTTCAAAAAACTCGGCATTATTACCTCGATTAATGACAACCATAGCTTGAAAATTTTTAGTTAATTCTTGGAAAATTTGTCTAAATGAATCAAATGATGGGAACATACCTGCATAATGATCATACATACGTTTAAGATTAGATTGAAAATTATCTGCCATTAAAAATATGTAATCAAAATTACCTCTTAATTCAGGTGTAATACCTAAAGGATATTGCATTGTTAATATATATGTAATATGATAATGTCGTCCATTCATTAGTAATTCAGCAATTGGTTGATCTCTCATCCATGAACCTTTTTTAGCCAAACAGTCATCCATAATAATAATAGAACGAGTATCAACATATTTTCCTTGTGCCTTATATCTTTTTCTTTTTTCAATCATTTGTTCTTGTCGATAAATTAATTTTTCGATAATTTCACTTTTATAATCATAATGAATATAAGAATCAGGGAAAAAAGTACCATAAAACATACTCATTTTGTCAGTTGGAGCGATAATTAAACCAACAGGAATTGTATGTAAATGTTTGAGAATAGCTCGACAAATCCAACTTTTACCAGACCCTCTTTTTGCAATCATAACAATTGCAGGATGTTGAACCATTTCAGATAAATCAAATTTTTTAATAGGTATTTTTTGTTCTGGACCAATAATATCGTTACTCATTTAATATAATAAAAGAAAATAATAAAAGATAATAAATAAAGATAATATTATTTTTATATAAAATAATACTATTATTAATAATAAAATTTAATGATTAATTATCAAATCCATCCATATCTAAAAATACATCAGGTAAATTATTGGGCATATTAATACCTTTACCAACTAAATGGAATGAAACAGAATTATTAGATTGACCAGTTAAAGATTCAATAACATCTTCATTTTGTAATGGTTCTTTAGCTAAAGATTCAACAGTCATATTATTATTTGGTATGACTGGTTGAGAAGAACCCCAATAATACCATACAAAACAACCAACTAAAATAGCAACACCAACAGGTATTAGTATATTCGGGTCTTCAACCTTAATTTTTTTATTTTTCTTTTTTTCAGCATCCCATTTTTGTTTTAAAAGATAGACATAAACAATAGCACCAAATATTAATCCGATTATAATAGGATTTTTAAATATATCTCCTAACATTTATTTATACTTTGTAAATAGAAAATAAAACACAAATATAAATGCGAAAAATAATTAATTCATATAATCATCAAATAAAGCACTATAATTACTATCTTTAACAGAACGTACAATATTAATATTCATATCATCACTCTCACCTGCACTTATTTTATTACTATATTTTAAATCATTACTTGGTTGTTTTACAGGAACTGTTAAATTATTAAAAAAATTATTTCCTCCTTTTTCTTTTATAGGTTTATTTACATAAATTATTTCTTTTTGTGGATTATTTTCTGATGTTTTATTATTATCAGAATTATTCGAATTTTGTGCCAAATCATCATTTGAATTATTGTCAGATTCATCAACTAATTTATTTTCATTTGATATATTATTTATTTCTTTATTTAATTCTTCCTGATTTTTATTGAAATGTTCTTGATTTATATTATCATTTTCTAAATCATCTGTTGTTTCTACGATAGTTGAATGTTTTGTACCATCATCAAAAACATTAACAATATTACCATCTTCTATATTTTGATTAAGATCCCTTTTAACTAAATTTCCCATATTAGTATATTGACTTTCTGTCATATGATTATCAATATTTTCTTCAACATCACGAAGATAATCATTTGATAAATATTCTTGTAATATTAATTTAATTGGTAACATTTTTTTAATTGCTTCATTAATAGATGTTTTAATCATTTCTTGTGCTTCTCTTTGATTACGTTTAATGTCTAAAGTTGAATATTTGTGATAAAATATTTCAGGATAATTATAAAAATTTCTTGCACATTCGATATAACATTTATGTATGAAATCTGATGTTTTAATTCCTTCATGATGTTTATCTTTTACTGTTTTGCATGTTTTACCTGATGCATTATATGTAAGTAATATAATATGACTTTTAACAACAGCTTTAATAAGATCATCAAACCATTCAGAACATTTACTTTTTTCTTTGATTCGACTTGTTTCATTTTCTATTTCATATTGATTTAAAGTAGGTATATCTTTTAAACATAACTGGAAAATTTTAAGAATACCAGGGTTTTCAATATTTGGGTCAACTTTACCTTTTTCGATGAATTTATTTTCGACAGTTAATGCATTATTATATACGGATTTAATACCTTCATAAATTAATGGTGTTATTATATTTATAAGGAATGAAGTATATAAAGTTTTTATTTCAACAATATTTCTTTCATAAAAATGTGTCATTATTTTTATTATATCATTATACAATAAAAATATTATTATTTCGCATTTATTTATATCAAAATTATACTATTTTTCAACATCGGTAATAATTTGTAAAATATTTGAATTCATCGCTTTAATTTCAACAGCTTTTCTCATATTATCTTTAAAATTATGAATTATTGAACTACAATCACTATCACATATACATATTGTGTCTGACTCTATTTCTTGTTCTTTAATATTGTTTAATTTATTTTTCATTTCATATAATAAATTTGCAATATATCGATATAAAACAATATGCTGTTCTATTTGTGCACCATAATTAAGTATATCATCTATTGTTTTTATTTTTGTTGTTATAATATTGATAATATTTGTCATATCATATTGTAACATTTTTTTAACTTTTCTATTTTCTAAGAAAAGTGAAACAATATAATAAATACCTTGTATCACTAAACCCCCTAATGCTCCAATAATAGTAAAAACGGATGCAGTGGATAACCCACCAACCATAATTTCATTCGATTTATTTAATACAATATTAGAATCAGATAATATTTTTGATATATTCTTTTTTTTATTATTCCACAATAATTGTATTTCAGAACCTAATTCAATTAATCTATCTGCAACTTCTCCCATTAATTTTGCCATTTCATTTAATTTAATTTTTTTTGGTTTAATTTGTTGAGGATTATTTTTTAATAATGCAACCAAAAAATATTTAAAAATATGTCCTTCATCACAAGTTAAAAATAATTTACCATTACCTGTTGTACATTTGGTAGGTATATCTTTTTCTTTAAAAAATGGAATTCGTTGTTCTTTCCCTTTTTCAAGAACACCATATAAATCTGATTTTTTAAATTTATTACATTGTTTTTCCATTATATATATTTATATATATAATATTTAATTATATTTATAAAACATTACCACCTCTTTGAGCTAAATTATCTGATTGATTTTTAGTTATACATAAACAACCAGCATCTTCCCAATAATTATTACATGTAAATCTGCTTGGAACAAAATCTTTCATATTAGCAAGAACTTCTTTATCAGCAGGTAGATTAAATGGTAATGGATATTGTTTTGAACAACATGATTTACTACATTTGTTAAAAGCCATGGTATCTTTACCAAGATCTGTGGCAGAATCAAATGCCCCGACTTTTTCGAATTCTACTTTTTGATTGTCAGCAGATGGTTTATTACTCCATGCTGGTTCAACATGTTTCCATGCAGATTCAATATGTTGAGGTATAAAATCTGGACTGGTCATTATTGTACCAGTTGTAGGATCATAATGTGTTGGTCCAGTAAATTGTGGAACTAATGGATTTTCGGGTAATATTACATTGTTAGCGAACTTTTCATTACTTGAACTAAACCACCATACAAGAATTATTACAACAACAACAATGACAATAATTTGTACATTTTTATCAAACATTTTATATTATTATATTATAAATAAATATTATAATAATTTATAAATTTTATATTTTTTTTTGTTGTTCTGTAATATAAATTGGTAAAAATAAATCAAATATTATCCATTTACCCGTTTCATCTTTTGAACGAGGAAAATAATCAATATGTATATTATATTTATTTAAAACTTGATTAATTTTATTTATATATATATGATTTTGTGATATTTCCTCATAAAAATATTTTGTATTAAAATCGGTTCCATATTCATTTATTGCTTCATCTTGTATATCTGGATATAAATTTTGTAATTCAATAAACATTTTATCTTCATCTATTTTTATTTTCTTTCTATCAAATTTTTTCTTTCGAATATTATACATTCCTTCTGATGCTAATACTAAAGATCCTTGTGTTAAACCTCCATTAAAATGATCTATAAAATGAAATATATCACTAATACTGGGAAAATCATATAATATACCTTCTTCAGCTCTTCCACCTGGCTTAGGAGTTGGTGGATGTGTATGAAATATATATTCATAATCAAATGCATCAGGAATATTTTTCGGAAGATAAATTTCTTCATCACCTCTATCAATTCTTTCAGTTTTACCTGAAATTATAATTTTATCTAATCCATTTTTATTAAAATCAAGAAGACCAGAATGTTCTGAATATCGGAAAACATTTTTATGTTTTTTATCAATATATTTTTTAGTATAACCTCCATGTTTCATTAATGCATCCATAATCATAATTTGATTTCTGGTAATCTTAATATGTCTAATATTATGTACTACATAAATATCAGAATTAAATTTAACTATTCTTTTATTTAATTGATTTTTATTTGTAATTGGGTTATATAAATAAATAAATTCAATAAATTCATCTGTTGGTTTAATATTATGAATTTCAATATAATGTTTTAATCCATCTTCCCATACAAATTCAGTATCATTATATCTACCTTTATTAATATTTTTTTTATCACATAATAAACAATTTTTATTTCTATTAGTTTCATTCATTTTAATATTTTTTTCTTTGTTTTTTAGAATAACCAAAAATTGTTCTTGTCCTGACCACTTTTTGATATTTTCTTCTGGATATGGAAATAATTTCCCAAATGAATCTTTATCATCATCTTTTTTATTATTTCTCCAATACGATTCATAAAAATATAATATATCATCTTTTTTGACAATATTCATTATATTATTTATATAAAATAAATAAAAATTTAATAATACTTAATATTCATCATCTGAATCAACTAATTCATCCATATCATTCATATGATTTTTCCGATTTTCATATAATGACTCATAATTTACATTATTGTTAATAATATCATTAAATGATACTTCATTTGTTACAATACAACTAAGAATAAAATTATCTTTGCTCCTTGATCCCCATGTATAATTTGGAATTTTTTTTTTTTAATTTATATGGTTTAACAGAAGTAATACCATTAATAAATGAAACATGTTGATTGTCAATTTTAATTTGGTTCATTTTTAATTATTATAATATTCTTATCATATTATTCTTATTCTATTCCATAATTAATTTATTTTTTTTTCAATGAATTTGCATCATATGCATGCAAGGCATAGATTACGTGCTGCGTATGTCAAGGAAAAGTATAATAGGTTACTATGCAATAATTATAATATATAACAACCTTATAATTATATAATCATATGGCCGTGATTTTATATAAAAGTATAATAGGTTACTATGAAATAATTATAAGGCCGTGATTTTATATAAAAGTATAATAGGTTACTATGAAATAATTATAATATA